GTCGCGCCAGCGATGAGGGTAAATGGATCCATTATTCTGCCGCAGGAGTTTCAGGAGGTGTTTCTGGCGCAGGAGCTTCAATTTGTGGCTTGGCCTGCCCATGCAAAAGCGCAATCAAGTCGGCCACTTCAGAATATACGCCTGCACTGAGGTGCTTTAACACGGTGTTAACGTGGGCTACCGTCAATTTCAGTTCAAGTTCAAGATTATCCATTTTGTCCTCTTAGAATGGTGGATTTTGGGATTGTGTTACTGGTTGAGCTAATTGCTTAACTTGATACGCAATTAATTCTTCAACCGCAGGCATACTAATGGATTGAGAAACCCATTGGTAGGCTAATTGTTGGGTAATATCGGAATATGGGACAAATTCTGCTGGATTGGGTGAACCTAAATTCACCGTACCAGAAGAAGACGATGTGACTGAGCCATCCGTACCTGTGCAAACCCAATTAATAGCTGTAACTACGTCAGATAAGCCATTAGATAGCGGATTCACTACAAACTGAGGGAACGACCAAGCAAAATTCATAACGCCCCCGCATCAGAGTCCCAATATCATCGCATAAGCAATAGACTGTGCTTGTGTAACATTTCCAACGCTTGATGAACTAGCCAGGCCAACATTGGTACTATCACAATACATAATAATGCTGTATGTACGCGGAATAACTAATGTGCCACCTGCCGCAGCATTGCTACCATTGTTGGATCCTATAGATACGGTGTATATGCCCGTGGTATTATTGGTAACAATCCACATCCCGCCAACGCTTTGTGGCAATAAAACCAATTGATTCGCCGCTAATGCACCCGTAAGCAGGAACCTCATGCACTGGGACGTGTTACCCGCTGCCGTGGAACTAGGGGCCGCAATATTCGTATACGTTGTACTTCCGCTGGTGCTGACCGATACGCTAGTCGTATTGCCAAACATCTGGTCAAGGATGGTGGCGTTATAGTTAAGCGGCTGATCCCACGTAGGGGATGTGCTATTATACGCTGGTTCGTTAAGGGCAAGGTTGGTGGTAATACTCATTTGTCAGCCTTCCCATCCAGCTTGTCGTAAATACGTTGGAACATGCTTTCAATGTGATCCATGCGTTTGTCCAAATCTTCTTTAAGGACGTATTCTTTTGGCAAGGCGGCTTCTAGTTTACTTAAATCCCGCTGTAATTCTTTAACAGCACCCCATAATTCCCGCATGAGCCACCCAGCTACGGTTAGAATAGCACCTAACCCAAGATTTATGAGGTTCTGAAATTCAACCATAATTAAGATTCCCGGATGATCGCGGTAGAAGTATCCCTGTCAATGGATAGTACACCATAACAGACAATATTCCAATCCATACCATCCCGTTCATCCTTTACGGGAACATTAATATCCAAGTGCTTGAATAGGTATTCTTTGCCGCCATTTTCAAACACCCGCCAGACATGATCTTCCGTCCCGCGTCCCGGCTGGCCCCGTGTTTTATTAAAGCGGATGCCATACTTGTTCATATAACCTCCGCCGCGGGCATAGGTGGATTAGCCACTGCCGTCAGGTTAAAGTGTATGAAAGTCATTGGATCGTTGGAGGCATTACGGGTGAAACTGTGCGCTAGCCAAGCATTGGTAAAGATCAACGTGCCATCTTCTGGGGCAACATTAATGGCATTGCTTGCATGGGTAATGTTGGCGGGATCAAATTCTGGCAAACCTATCTGGACCTTACCAGCACGGGGATCATGGAATGTAGCTACAGAACCGTTTTGCGGCGTTTTAAGGAAGTAAAACCCTACAATCTGCGCCCCATGTGCATGGACGTGCTGATCCATGCCGCTGTATTTGTAATGCTGTTGCGCCCACATTTCGGTAAATGACGTGCTAAAATTACGCACATCGTACCCCTGTTCACCAAGGATATTCCAAGACGTGGCACCGATATAGGCACACAGGTCTTCCATACGCGGATCGTCGTACAAATTGTCTGTCATATAAACAGGGTACACCTCATTGGTGCCGCCCTGTTCCTTTTTGCGCTTTTCAATGTATTCATCAACAACCTTGCGGGTGTTGTCCAAAAATTCCGGCTTTTTAATTACATAAATGGTTGTTGGGAAGCAGTGAATAGGGTTTAGTTCATCTTTTGCATCTGCCATCGTTTATCCCCGTTGTTGCATTTCTTGCTGCATCTTCTCCATATTTGCAATTTCTTCCGCCGTCAAATCACGGACATTCCAAGAAAATACCCACTTGCCGTCCCGTACAAATGGCTGTTCTGAACGTGACACGGTTTGCGTTTTTCCGTCATACGTAGGATCTGCATCAATCTCCACATAATGAATGCGGAAGCCATGCACATTGTATGCGTCAGTGGTCGGGAATATCTCCACAAAATCACTGTACGGCGTATAGCCCAAACCGGGATTGTCCCGCATGAGTTCTTCCGCACCATAGGGATATTCAACAAACTGATTGTCGGTGGTGGTCTTTACATATCCGGTCATGATGATTTGTCCTCAAGAAATGCTGGTGCTTGTTTGGTAAGGAGATCAAGGCGTTCACCTTTCCCTGCCAATTGGGTAAATACCTGCTTGATATGCGGCACTATATGCGTCTCAAAGTCTGGGTGGCACCGCATGGTATTCAAATGGTCATGCGGAATATTGCCTTGAGACAGAATGAAATTCTCCACCCGCCCCTGCAATTCACCTAGCCATTCTTCCCGCTGCATGGCTTCATTGGCTTCTAGCATAGGCAGATGACCAAATTTACGCTGCGGCTCAAGTTCCGCCATGATCTGGTTAATGGTGTTGAGTTCCATAACGGCGGCTTCATGGTTGTTTTTCCATGTGTCTTCCGCTGATTTACATTCAATGATTGTGGCTTCCGCAACCATTTTTTCCCAAGGCTTGGCGTTTTCATCCGCTATGATAGCCTCATTCTCCATGATTTTGGCTTCACGTTTCATCTTTTGGGCCTTGGAATGTTCAACCTTGACCTCCATGTCAATGCGCTGACCATATAGCAATGCCCATGCGCCATCTGGCGTATAGCAGGACCCCGCCATGAAGTGACGGAGTTGGAAGTCTGAATTATTGCGGTGCGGTTTACTGTTCATTTACCTATTTACCCCCGGTATACCATTTGATACTGCTGAACCTTCGTTAGATGCAATACTAGCTGCGGTTGCCGATGCATTACTACAACCAGAATATGTATATTTATTTCGGGTAGTTGAAGGGCCTGAAATACAAGCATTATACCCTATTGCAAAAATACCGGTTGTGGAATTTCCTGTAGCAGAACCATAAGAACCACGTGCAGTTGCATTAGTTCCTGAAGTTACTGTGCATCCAGAATATGTGTATTTATCACGAAAGGTAGTTTGGTTATAAGGATATGGACGATTGCCTAAATTAAAAATACCAGTTGTAGAATTGCCCGCAGCTGATCCAGCATACGTTACGTATGAAGCAGCTGTTGCGGAGCCATTTGTATCTCCTGAATATGTATATTTATTGCGGGTGGTTGATCCTTGGCAAACATTCACACATCCTAACGCAAAAATTCCAACCGTGGAAGACCCTGACGCTGATTGACTACTTGAACCAGTAGTGGCTGATGTTGCAACAACACTTGTATCGCCAGAATAAGTATATTTATTTCGGGTACTACTAGGTGGTCCTGAAGTAACTGCTCCTAAAGCAAATATTCCAATAGTAGAATTTCCCGAAGCTGCTCCAGTATAAGAAGCAGCACTTGCTGCGGTAGCTGTTCCATTAGAACAAGACGAATAAGTATATTTATTACGGGTGGTTGATAAACCGCTAGAACACCCTAAAGCAAAAATACCAATTGTGGCATTTCCGGCAGCTGAACCGCCATAAGAAGCAACACTTGCTGCGGTAGCTGAAGAATTTACACATCCAGAAAATGTATATTTATCACGGGTAGTGGTAGCAACAAAAGAACCATTTGCTCCTAATGCAAAAATGCCAACGGTAGCTTCATTTAAATTCCCCGCCACAGGCCACAATCCCGCCTTCTGCCAACCCACCATTTGGTCAATAGTCCATACACCAGATGCAGCACCACATTGGTAAGGACCAGCAGGTGTTATAGGTGATTTGGTGATGAAAGACCCCTGATAAGTTCGGGACATTATACGTTTACTCCCGTAGTACCGTTGGATGCGGCTGCACCATAGCAAGAAGCAACACTTGCAGCCCCGCCAGTAGAAACAACGCAGCCCGAATAC